CTCCGTACCATCCTTTTCCTTCTTCTTTGATAGATATATAATTGTTGATGAAGCGTACTTGAGTCCACTTCCACCTCCCATCTCCTTGGTGGGCATGTATGCACCGATTACATCATATGTATGATTGGTGACCAGCATTGGGACGTTTGCCTTACCCAATTTGAGCGTAAGCACACGGAAGGCACCCTTGATCAACTGACTCTTGGTCATGTCGCGAACCTGCTTATCCGCTGCAACGTCTGCAATCTCTTTCTCTGTAGAGAGCATACCCAGAGAGTCCAGAACAAACATCAGAGGTTTACGTTCTGAAACATCTTGCTCCATGTATTTGTCGAGGATACGACAAGACTGAGTTCTGAATTGTTCGATAGTTGCAACAGGCACAATCATCATGCGATCGGATGCAATACCACGATCTTCAATCATCTGCTTTGAGATAGCAGACTCAGACTCAAAATAAATTACCCCAGCATCGGGATTTGATTCAAGAAAATGCTGGACAATCCCAAGGCAAAAGAAAGTCTTGCCAGTAGAAGACTCACCAGCGATAGCCGTGATCTTGTTTCCAGGGACACCTCCGTAGATTGAACCACTAACCAAAGCATTGAAAACATAACTACCAGTGTCAATGAAACCAGCAGTGTCTCCTGCTGCAACACCATCTGATACAAGTCCAGCATATTCATTACCAATCTCCTTTGCTACTTCCTGCAAAAAATTCACTCTTTGACCTCCAATAATGACGTGATAAAGTTAGAACGTTTCATGGCACGTTCAAACCATTGTGCTTCTTTGTGATCATCAAATACTTTTTCTTCTCGTGCTGAGAATCCAAATGCATTTTGATAAGTTACAATAAATCTCGTTTTCTTCATCCGAATAGGAACTCCAGTGATGCGACTTTTTCAGGTTGCCACCCAATAGTATCCATAATAACTTTGATCGGTTCAAGGAAACTCTTTGAGAATTGTAGATCATAGTCTACCTGTTTGTCAAGTCCAAACTCCTTCGGGAATGTGTTCAGATAACTGATCACATTCTCACCAATCTTATTTGGGGTCTTCAGATACACAAACTTGATCTTCTCACCATCTTGAATCAAAGGATACTTGTGAGTCAGTTTGTTTTTCTTATTATGGAAGTTGTAGAGCAATGCTCCTCTGACATGAATGGGTGTGCCTTTACCATAAATTGTCACGGGGTGTGACCACTTATTTAGATTGTTACAACCTCGTGGAAATGAAATATCTTCGATTGGCAACGATGTAAATTCCTCCCGAAAATCTGCAATAAACTTCTGTGCCTGCTCCTCAGACTCATTCATAATCACCTTCATACATTCCCTAATTGCTGTACGACATGCAGCAGGAGTAGAGGACTTGACTGCCTCAAGACCCATGATCTTCAGTTTAGGTTTCTCATAGCGGACACCCTCGCTATCCCAGACGTTGAGGATGTATCGTTTCTTAGCAGTCCAGATGCCTTTGTTGGCGATGTTCTCTCGCTTCATGAACATCTTCTGTTCATAGGCACCAACGTAGTCTGCTAGTTCCTTGTAAGATTTGTCGATGTATGGTTCAATTCGTTCTTTACAAGCGGTGTCGAGGAAGTTAACGATCCTCTCTTTAGAAACATCCTTACCATTAAATACTGAGCGAACAAGTAGATCAAGACAGATATAGATGCTGTCAGTATCGGAAGCAATAACATAATCGTGATCCTCTGTTTTGAGTAGTTTGTTTAGATACTGATTTACCTTCCCTTCAATCCATCTAATCGAGACTTGCCCGCTGAGAGTAATCGCCTCAGCATTTGCAAGATTGTAGTATCGAAAGTATTGGTTTCCGATGGCACCATAGGCAGAGTTGAGTTGGATCTTTCTTGCCATTTGGATGTTGTTAAACTTTGAGATATCCTTTTGTAGTGCCAAGGTCTCTGCAGGTGTGGTGGCATGTTCAAGAGCTTGCTTAGACTCAAGCATTCGTTTCTTGTAAATGGTCCTTTCATTGTAGATCTCCTGCATCATTTCGGGTAGGAACCCGTGAACATCTTTTCGATATTGTGCTCCGTTAGCACAGACACAATATTCTTTGTCAACATTTATTTGCTGTCCAAGTATTTTATCAACTGTTGCCGTGGGGTGGCGGGCATCGACAAGCGTCTCTGGCGAGATGTTGTACTGCATAATGAGATGAGGATAGAGGCTGTTAAGGTCAAAAGACACAACCCAATCATACTTTCCAGGAATCGGTTCCTTGACGTATGCTCCTGCATATTTTTCATCTTTTTTGGCACCCTTCTTCGGCGGAACAACAATATGTCGATCTGTAAGATAGTTATAAATCATAGTGTCCCACATACGGACCTGACTATACACATCTTCAAAGTTGACCTTGGCATCGTAACTCATCGTGATGGCAAGTTCAAGCAACTTCATCTTATCTTCCAATCTGTCGATTAGTTCAACGTCTTGGATGTTGTATTCCATGAACTTCTGCCAATCAGAGGTATAGAAATCCTTGAAGTTTTCGTATTCAGAGTGATCAACTTTTCGCTGCCCAAGTTCGACGAAAGCGATATGGTCAAGTCTGTAAGATTCTTGATTTGAGTATGTAAACTTTCGATATAGATCCAGATAGTCAAGAATATTGACACCAGAGATATCGTAAGCAATATTTTTCCTGCCCTTGACATAAACTTCCCTCTCATTTGCACGATTCCATGGGGACAATCCCTTCATCCATTTCTCACCAAGCACACGACAAACCCTACGGGCGATGTATGGAACGTCATACAGATTCACGTTCCAACCCGTAAGAATGTCTGGTGTATTTTCTCCCCACCACTTTAGGAAGTTGGAAAGCATCTCATGCTCTGTCCAAAAGAACTGTGCTTTCACACCTTTGGGTGCTTCAAATTCTCTAGTACACCAACAATAATATTGCTTGGTCACCATATCTTTGATGGTGATTGAAAGCATTTCTTCTGCTGCTTCTTCAACATTAGGGAATCCATTCTCACACTGGACCTCAATGTCCATTGCGTAGATTTTCATCTGACTAATATCATAATCTACTTCACCAGGAAACTCTCTCCTGATGTATTGATATACGAATCGGTCGTATCCATGAATCTCAAATCCTTCAACGCCATCGTATTGTTTGATAAATTCTCGTGCCGATCTAGTGTTCGTAAAATCAATCGGAGATACATTACGCCCATCTAGGGTTTTGTACTCCTCAGTATTTTTTGAAAGAACATATAGAGTCGGACTAAAATGGGCACGAAACTGGACAGGTTGCCCATCTTCGTACCCGCGATAAAGTATGGTATCACCAGCAAGTTGAATGTTGGTGTAAAATGAACTCATAGTGCTTTGTACGCTTCCAGCAATTTCGGTGCTGGATCCAGTATAGTCAAAACACACTCGGATGTCAAGAACAGATCGCGTTGCGAACTAAATCTTGGGAATGGTTTCATGCATTCCTCATCTTCAATCTGATAACAATTCTCAATGAGTAGACTGGGTTCCTCATCAAGTTCAGTAATCTTACCGATCAGATATTCACTTCTCTGTCTTAAGAGAACTATTTTGATCGCGTCGTCCACTCTTTGCTGCCTCCACTAGTTCGTTGTATTTTTCAACGATAATTTCATGCGTTTCATACGCACTAATAATATCATCTAATTTGATAAGAATCTGATTGCTCGCGCACAAAGGTGCCCAAGGACGCATGTCAATATCAAGACCTGTCATTTTCTTGATACCCTCATCATATTCTTCTTCAGCAAGAGTATCATCATACTCTGCCATTTCTGCAAGTTCCTCTTCGGAAACTTCGTCACCTTCTTCCTCAAACCCCATCATGATATCGTCAGAATCATCAGGTTCGAGAATAGAAATGTTGTAAGGATAGTCCATCCTGAGTGCAACTGCTTTCTCAGGATCATCTTTCATAGTAACCTCAAAGAGATCACAAATAACATCCTCACCGTTTTTTAGCCTTACGACTCTTACGCTCATAACTTCTCCGTTCGATTTCGATAATAGATTGTTTAATAATATCTTTTAGGATTTTATCCTCATTCACATTCTTGTATTCTGCAATAGGTCGAACATGCTTCAGGATTTCCTCAGTATAGGCTGAAGGAACCTCAATTGTCAATAGGTCGGTGTCGCCATTATAATTATTCGGTTTTACATTTACATAGACATTCATAAGAATACACCTCAAACAAAAAGAGACCTTTGGAAGGTCTCTTTGATTATGTATTATGTATACAAATTATTTGAGGGATTCAACAGCATCAAGTGCCTTCTGACGAAGATTCTCAGGAAGAGGAACATAACCAAGGGAGTCTGCCTTGCCCTGTTGAGTAGGAGTCAGTGCATAACGAAGAACTTCTTTCACTGCTTCATTCTTTTCATACTCAGGGTATGCAAGAATCCAAGTGAGAGAAACGATTGGGTACGCATTAGCACCAGCAGGGTTAGCATCAGCACCACGCAGTTGATCATCAAGAATGATCTCACCGAGACCAGCAGATGCAGTCTCAGCAGATGCCTTCACGAAGTTACCTGCCTTGTTTTGAAGTGCAGGTTGCTCAAGTGCATCATCATTCTGCACATAACCATAGTTAACATAACCAATAGAACCAGGTGTAAGTTTGATACCAGCAGCAACACCGCTGTTACCT